TTACTAAGATTTCATTCGAAATGAGAATATTTACCGATTGCCACTATCAAAAAAAACTATGGCCAGTACATTTGTATTGTAGATATGGTGGATACGAGGAAGTACACGAGTGTTGGAGATTATCTAATCGATTTGCACGAGATGGGGTCTATCAAGACCTAAGTAGCTTTGAGTATGCTGATGGGTTGTACAAACAAACAATAAATTATCCATTTCCAAAGCATATTAAGCGTAGGGAAGAAGGGTATAGTTATAAACCGCCACTTTTATTAAATTAAGTTTGGATAGTTAAAAATAAAGTCGTATATTAGTGACTATATGGAGAAGTTAGGAAGCAAGTTTAGTACATCATTTCAAAATAAGGTAATATCGGCTATCATATCAGATAGGTCGTTTACTCGACAAATCTATGATATACTAAAACCAGAGTACTTTGATTCGGAAGCGTCTGAGTGGTTAGTTAATACTACTCTAAAATATTTCGATGAGTATGAGACAATGCCAACGTTAGATGTCCTTAAAGTAAAGATAAATGGTATTGAGAGGGATGTACTGAAGACTTCAGTCGTGGATACTCTTAAATTTGCTTGGAATCACTTAGAAACCGAAGATTTACCTTACGTAAAGGAGCAAGTTCTTGATTTTTGTAAGAATCAGTCTATCAAGAACGCAATCTTAGATTCCGTGTCCTTATTAGAGGATGGTAAGTATGAAACTATTAAAAAGAATATTGATACTGCAATGAAAGCAGGTCAAGATTCTGATATTGGTCACGAATACAAGACTATGGTTACGGAAAGATACGAGGATAGCGTTCGTAATGTCGTATCTACTGGTTGGGATGTTATTGATGAAATTACACAAGGTGGATTTGGTAAAGGTGAGTTAATCCTATTTGCAGCTCCTCCTGGAATCGGTAAATCGTGGTCTTTGGTTAATATTGGTGTAAACGCAATGAAAAAGGGTAAGGTCGTAGCACATTATACTTTGGAATTGAATGAAGGTTACACGGGTCAGAGATATGATGCTGTACTAAGTGGGGTCGCAGTAGCTAATTTAAAATACAATATGGATGATGTTAAGAAGGCGGTTGAAAATGTGCCAGGCGACCTTGTTGTAAAACACTATCCTACCAAAACTGCAAGTGTAAACTCACTAAAAGCACATATGGATAGAATGACCTTACAAGGTAAGAAGCCAGATTTGGTGATTGTTGATTATGCTGACCTTTTACGAGGACCAAAAAAAGAAAAGAGACACGAAGAGTTGGAAGAAATCATAGAAGACCTCAGAGGTATGGCTGGTGAGTATGACGTTCCGGTATTTACTGCATCTCAAATCAATAGAAGTGGCGCGGAAGATGACATTATTACAGGTACGAAGATTGCAGGGTCATTCTCAAAGATGATGACTGCTGACTTTGTGGTATCACTTTCTCGTAAGATTGAAGATAAACTTGCTGGAACTGGTAGATGGCACGTAATTAAGAATCGCTTCGGTCCTGATGGGATGACGTTCCCATCTAAAGCAAACTTCTCAACTGGTCAAATTCACATCTATAATGAGGACTCTATAAATGGTAGACAAACCAAAAAAGATATGAAACAAGGGGAGAGTTTAGTAAGAAAAGAATTAGCTCAAAAATATAAAGAAATGAATGGTGATATTGGTTTTTAGAGACTATATATAACCACCCCAATTAACATAATGTCTAACAATTCAAAAAGGAGAACCCTATGGGTCTATTTGATAATCGCGTACCTTTTAAACCATTTGAATATCCAGAATATTACACCGAAGGTTGGTTAAAACAAGCACAAGCATTTTGGTTACATACCGAAATACCAATGCAAGGTGATATTAAGGATTGGAATGAAAATTTGTCACTCGAAGAAAAGAACTTGGTAGGTAATATCCTATTAGGGTTTGCTCAAACGGAATGTGCAGTCTCCGATTATTGGACAGGTTGGGTTACCGAGTGGTTTCCTAAACACGAAATCAAACAAATGGCAATGATGTTTGGTTCACAAGAAACTATTCATGCAACTGCATACTCATACTTGAACGAGTCGTTAGGATTGGAAGATTTCGAAGCATTCCTACACGAACCAGCAACTGCTGATAGATTTGAGAATCTTGCTAACATTGAAAACAACTATACTTGGGAAGACCTCAAGGAGAATCCAGACGCAAGAAGAGAAGTGGCAAGGTCACTCGCAATCTTCTCAGCATTTACTGAAGGTGTGGCTTTATACTCCTCATTCGCAGTTCTATTCTCATTTCAAATGAGAAATATGTTGAAGGGTATTGGGCAACAAATGAAATGGTCAGTACGAGATGAATCACTACACTCGAAAATGGGGTGTCAACTCTTCAGACATATGTGTGAAGAATATCCAGAGTTGAAGATAGAAGCAAAAGATGCAGTTGAAGACGCTGCAGAGATTATGTTGGATTTGGAATTAAAATACATCGATAAGATGTTTGAAATGGGTGACTTAGAAAACCTCAAGAAGGTAGACCTCATTAACTTTATTAAAAGTAGAGTAAATAGTAAGTACAACGAATTAGGTTATGAAGGTAGATTATTTGAATACGATGAAACTTCGGCAAATGGGTTAGATTGGTTCGCACATTTGACTGGAGGAACAACCCATACCGATTTCTTCGCAGTAAGGCCTACTGATTATAGTAAGGCAAATGAGGGTGAAGATTGGAATGATATATTTTAATTAGTTATGAAAAATTACGGAGAAGAATTAGGTTGGGAGTTAGGAGTTGACTTTCCAACTTGGGCAAATACTGAGATTTATGTAAAAACAATCTCAAAGGGATACTTACTCGCAGGAGAAGTTCCAAAAGACGCATATTGGAGAGTTGCTACTGCATCAGCACGAAGATTGAAGAAACCACAATTGGCATCAAAGTTCTTTGATTACATTTGGAGAGGTTGGCTGAACCTTGCATCACCAGTACTATCAAATATGGGTACTGATAGAGGTCTACCCATCTCGTGTTTCGGAATTGATGTAGCAGACTCAATCCAAGATATTGGTACAAAAAATCTTGAGTTGATGTTGTTGGCAAAGCATGGTGGTGGTGTTGGTATTGGTATCAACCAAATCAGACCAGCTGGAAAGCCGATTACGGACAATGGTACATCAGATGGTGTTGTACCATTCGCTAAAATCTACGATTCAACCATCCTTGCTACCAATCAAGGTGCAGTTCGTAGAGGCGCTGCGTCTGTAAATCTAAACATCGAGCACGAGGACTTTGATGAGTGGATTGAAATTCGTGAACCAAAGGGTGATGTCAATAGACAATGTTTGAATCTACACCAAGCAGTAATTGTTGGTGATAAGTTTATGAGGCAACTCGAAGAGGGTGATGCTGAAGCAAGACGCCGGTGGGGTAAAGTACTCCAAAAACGAAAAGCAACTGGTGAACCTTATATTATGTATAAAGGTAATGTAAACAAAGCAAATCCAGAAGCATATAAACAAAACTCATTGAAGGTCTTTATGACTAACATTTGTAGTGAGATTGTACTTCATACTGACGAGTCCCATTCGTTTGTATGTTGTCTATCATCGGTTAACTTAGCTAAGTATGATGAGTGGAAGGATACTGACCTTATTTACACCGCAACATGGTTCTTAGATGGTGTACTCGAAGAGTTCATTCAGAGAGCAAAGAATATGAGAGGTTTTGAGAACTCAGTCCGTTCAGCAGAGAAGGGTAGAGCACTTGGTTTAGGTGTTCTTGGGTGGCACACATACCTACAACAAAATGGTATGTCATTTGAAGGTCTTCCATCTCAATTCGAAACTCGTAAGATATTCTCTCAAATCAAAATTGAGTCTGAACGGGCATCTCGTGATTTGGCTCAAGAATATGGAGAACCACTATGGTGTATTGGAACTGGTATGAGAAATACTCACTTGAGAGCAATCGCACCAACTGTATCAAACTCTAAATTAAGTGGTAATGTATCTGCTGGTATCGAACCTTGGGCCGCAAACGTATTTACTGAACAAACCGCAAAGGGTACTTTTATTCGTAAGAACAATGAATTAGAACGTGCTCTTCGTAAGATGGGTATGAATAACAAAGATACTTGGAATCAAATCCTCGAAGATGGTGGGTCTGTGCAGGGGTTAGATGGATTAGATAGTTGGGGTTATGTAGATGGTAAGTTATTACCTAAAGATAAGATTGACCCACTAACAATCGAAAACAATCAAGTTGATTGGCCAAAGGATGTATTTAAGACATTCAAAGAAATCAACCAATTGGAGTTAGTAAAACAGGCTGGTGTTAGACAACAATATATCGACCAATCCGTATCACTTAACTTAGCATTCCCATCACAAGCATCGCCAAAATGGATTAATCAAGTTCATCTTGAGGCTTGGAAACAAGGAATTAAAACTCTCTATTATATGAGAACAGAGTCGGTACTTCGTGGAGACATCGCAACTCGTGCCACCGACCCTGATTGTGTATCTTGCGATGGTTAAATTATTATGAAACAATATATATACTTTTCAGCACCTTGGTGTGGACCTTGCAGAATGTTAGGACCAGTTATGGAACGAGTGAATGCCACTATTCCAGTTCAAAAGGTAAACATTGAAGAACAATCTGCATTGGCACAACAATACAATGTAAGAAGTATCCCGACGGTAGTTCTCTGAGAGAATGGTCACGAGATTAAACGAATTGTCGGAGCAAAATCAGAATCAGAATATTTAAACGTATAAGTTATGAAAAATAGTAAAATATGTCTAAATGGTATGGTTGGTAGTGAGGAAGCTACCATCCAACGAATGTTAGACTCGGTTGTAGATTATATTGATTATTATGTAATTCAATGTAATGGTAAAGACAAAACTCAAGAGATTATTGATAGTTTTTTTAAATCAAAGGGTGTTCCTGGCTTTACTTATTATGTAGATTGGAACTTTCCTGGTTGGAATCGTGACCATACTTTACAAGAGTGTTTGAAAGCAGACCACGGGTGTGATTGGATTCTGAGAATGGACGCAGATGAACAATTAAAAGTGGATGATGATTTTGATTGGAGTATATTAAACGATACATCGGTGGAATCTTGGAATATTGTAGCAGACCCTGGAAATTCATTATATTTCCGTACTTGGATGTGGAACGCAAATCTACCTTGGTTCTTCCAACACGACAAAAGACACGAAACGATACATTTACCAAATCGTGGTGAGGGTTTCCAAAGACTAAATCTACCTAAATCATTCAGACACATCATTACTAATGATGGTGATACTTGGATGGCACCAATGAAGTTTATTACCGATGGGTTGACCCTTGAACTTGATAAAGTACCAACAAGACTTGTACTTGAAGATTATTATCACCTATGGTACATCGCAAAATCATACCACGATGGATATCGTGATATTGATAATTTACCATTTGGTAAAGCCCACTCAGATGAGTATGCTCGTAGAGTAATATTTTATTATACTCAATATTTAAATAAAACGCATGATTTTGAAAGCAGACAACACTCTAAGTACGTTGATGATATGGGTTACTATGCTTGTATTTTGATTTCGGAAGCATATGATTGGATTGGTGATGTTGATAACGCATTACACTACTTGAAGACTGCAACCACTTTTAATTCTCGTAGAAACGAACACTACGTCAAACTGGCACAATTGTATCAAAGATTGGAACAATGGGAAAATATGGTTCACGTTACTGGAATGCTCGTTAATCCACAAAGAACCAATCCATTTCCTGAGTTTTCATTCTTGATAGAAAACTCCGCATATTGTGATACTGGTAACTTTTGTAACGAACTACACGAAATTGCATTAAATGGACTCAACTCGTAAATACGATTATATTATTGTTGGTGCTGGGTTTTTTGGAGCAATCTGCGCTCACGAATTAAAAAAAGCCGGTAAACGGGTTGCTGTTTTAGAGAAACGAGACCACATTGGTGGAAATACTTACACCGAAGAGAAAGATGGAGTGCATATTCACAAATATGGTGCCCATATCTTTCATACCAATAATAAAGATGTTTGGAATTATGTAAATCAGTTTGCAGAGTTCAGACAATATGCTCATAGTGTCATTGCTAACTATAAAGGTAAGATTTACACCCTACCATTTAATATGAATACATTCAATCAAATGTGGGGAGTAACTACACCTCATGACGCAAAGAAAAAGATTGAAGAACAGCGATATGATGGTAAGATAACCAATTTGGAAGAACAAGCTCTTTCGCTCGTTGGTAAGGATATCTACGAACGGCTGATTAAGGGTTATACTGAAAAACAATGGAGAAAACCTGCGACTGAACTACCAGCATCAATCATAAAACGACTGCCTGTTAGATTTACCTACAACAACAACTATTTCAACGATAAATACCAAGGTATTCCAATAGGTGGATACACTCAGATATTTGAAAAAATGTTGGATGGTATTGATGTAAAATTAGGCGTTGACTACCTTTCCGAAAAGGACAAGTGGGATGTAATGGCTGATACGGTAATTTACACAGGCCCAATCGATAAATACTTTGACTATCAATTTGGTGATTTAGAATACAAATCAGTTTGTTGGGACACGATGAAGATTAATAGTGACAATTACCAAGGATGTGCTGTGATGAATTACACCGATGATTCCTCATTTACTCGTATTATTGAACACAAATACTTTGATGACCAAAATCAAAAAGTAACGTGGGTTAGTATGGAGTTCCCACAAGAGTATAAGAGGGGTATTGAACCATTTTATCCGGTGAATGATGAAGCAAACAACGAAAAGTATCGTAAGTACAAAAAACTTGCAGATAATGACAAAGTAATATTTGGCGGCAGACTCGCAGAGTACAAATATTACGATATGCACCAAGTAGTGGCCTCTGCGTTAAATAAAGTTACTAAAATCTTGGAAAATGAATAATAATTTTGTATATTAGTGAAAAGATTTAGAATGGCTTTAAGAGGAGAATCACACCCACAACATAAACTTACGGAAAACCAAGTAAGGTCTATCCGTAAGTTGTGGGCTGTCGGACATCGAAACATCAGAGTATTAGCCCAAAACAATGGTGTATCACCTACCAACATTCGTAAGATTGTAAAAGGTGAAACTTGGACACATATCCTATTTGGGGAATTCAATGATTATCAATGAAAGTAGAAGGTAGAGTTTATACCGATACATCAAAACTGTCAGTAAGACCTATATCTAAGTCGGTTGCAAAGGATATAATTGTAGCAAACCATTATTCCCACGCGTGGACTAAGGTATCTTACTCATTTGGATTATATGTTGAAGATAACTCTCACCAATTCTTTGAATCTACCGACAAACTAATTGGTGTTGCCTGTTATGGTGACCCCATTGGTAGACTTACCGGCCAATCCATCTCTGAGATAATCAAAAGAGATGAGGTTTTGGAATTGGTAAGATTGTTTGTATTTGATGACTATGGTCATAACATCGAGAGTTGGTTCTTAGGTCAAACATTTGAGTGGTTACGTAAGAACTCGCCAAAGATAAAAGCATTGATATCATACTCAGACCCAAAAGAAGGACACGCTGGCACAATCTATCAAGCTACCAATTGGATATACCAAGGTAACAAACTTAGATACAACGATTCGTGGGGATTTAAGTTTGAAGAAGATGGTGAGTGGATGCATGGTCGAACGATATTCCCTCAGTATGGTACAACTGAACCTGCTAAAATACAAGAGTTAGTTGATAAGCCATTTTGGATTAGAAAAGAACCAAGAAAGCATAGATACGTTTATGTATTGAGTAAGGGTGGGGTCAGACGTAAGATATTGAAGAACCTAAAACACCCATCATTCCCATACCCAAAGGGTGGTGATACTGAAGAAATGGAAATCCATAAATTAGACCCAATTGAAAGAAGCAAATAAGACATACGTAGACACGTCACGTGTTACAATTCGTGAGATTGGTAAGGCAACTGCAAAAGAGATGATTGTTACTTACCACTATTCTCATGCTTGGACGATGTGTAGATACGCTCTTGGGATATTCTATGAAACTGATAAGAAAGACGTATTAGGTAATTCAGAGCAACTAATCGGATGTTTAGTCTATGGGTATCCAGTAGGTAGGTCGGCAATCAAGTCAGTTATCGATGGGTTAGAGAAAGACCAATGTTTGGAGTTGACACGATTGTTTATACACGATGGGTATGGGTCTAATATCGAGTCATACGCTATGGGTCAATCATTCCAATGGATTAGGGAGAATGCACCCAATATTAAGATGTTACTCAGTTACGCTGACCCCGAACAATTACACTTAGGTGGTATTTACCAAGCAACAAATTGGTTATACCAAGATTGTCGTGATATTCAACTGATGCCAAACTATTCTATATCAATCCAAGATAATCCACATAAGTGGATACACTCACGGACTGTATTCTCACGTTGGGGGTCTCATAATTTAGACCATCTAAAAACCCAAATGGGTAAGGAGAACATAAAAGAGTTTTGGAGAAAGAAGGAGTCTGCTAAACACCGATACATCCAAGTATTGGGTCAGAACAAATCAGAGAAACGTAAGTTGACTAAACAACTCAAACATAAAGTAAGTCCGTATCCTAAAGATGTAAGCGAGTTCCTATCAGAGGTAGTACATCACGAAACTTACGAGCCAGAAAATAAAGTAAGTTTTTGGTAAAATAATTTGGCAGTTACGAAACTATTTCGTATATTTGTATAACAATGAGGTCGGAGTACCTCACTTAATAATGTTTTAAAAGGAAGAAACGAA